CCCTGGTCATGTACCCGTGGACTTTTGGAATGAAGAAGGTGCAGCTAGCTCAACTGATCACCACCCCAAACAGCGTATGGCTGTACGAATACCAACTGCCCGGCGACCGACTCGCCAGCCCCCGCGCCGTCTATGAGACCGCGCAGCCAGGCGCTCGCCCACGGCAGGATTGGGAGATCCAGGGCGACAAGCTCCTGACCAATCAGCCCGAAGTCTTCATTGACTACCAATACAGCGTGCCAGAGTTTGCGATGCCGCAATACTTTGTGCAATTGCTCAAGTACATGGTCGCCTGGCACATTGCCGAGACCGTGACCGAGCAGCAAGACAAGTCTGCCAAGTGGCAGCGGGTTGCTACTGGCGACATCTCTGAGAATGGCCGTGGCGGCTACTTCCGCACTGCTGCCCAGATTGATGGCCAGAACAATCCCGTGCGAGTCATTGAAGACTACAGCCTGATTGCAGTGAGGAACTGATGCCACGCTTTGTCGAGTTCACCACCAACTTTGCGACCGGCGAGCTTGACCCATTGCTGCGTGCAAGGGTTGACCTGGCTGCCTACAACAATGCGCTGGCCAAGGCCACCAATGTGCTCATCCAGCCCCAGGGTGGGCTGCGCCGTAGGCCAGGCACCAAGCACATCTTTGAGCTGCCCAATTCTTCTTCTGGTGCATCTAGCGCAGGCAATGGTGTGCGGCTTGTGTCTTTTCAGTTTTCGGTGACCGACAGCTACATGTTGTGCTTTACACACAACCGCATGCATGTGATCAAGAATGGTGCAATCGTCACCAACATCAACGGCACTGGCGACAGCTTTCTGACCACCACAATTACCAGCGCAATGGTGGACGACATGTGCTGGACTCAGTCTGCTGACACCTTAATTGTTGTCCACCCTGACCTGTCGCCTGCCAAGATTGTGCGCGGTGCCGCAGACAATTTGTGGACGGCCAGCACAATTACTTTTGACAGCATTCCCAAGTACGCATTTACGCTGACCTCAAGCAACCCAGCGGTAACTCTTACGCCAAGCGCTGTGTCCGGCAATGTCACACTGACAGCGAGTGGTGCCGCATTTGCGGCTGGAAGTGTTAATCAATATGTGAATGTAAACACCCAAGGCCGTGCGCGTATTGTTGAATTCATCAGCACCACTGTGGTTAAAGCAATTACCGAATATCCGTTTTTTGACACCTCTGTTGTGGCATCAGGCGGGTGGGAGCTTGAGGCTGGGTATGTTGATGTCTGGAGCGCTGCTAAAGGTTACCCGACCAGCGTTTCATTTCACGAAGGCAGGCTCTACTTTGGCGGCAGCAAGTCTCGGCCATCAACGATCTGGGGTTCCAAGATTGGCCTATTCTTTGATTTTGTCCCAACCGAGTCGCTGGATGATGATGCCGTTGAGGCGACCTTAGACACCAACGACCTCAATGTCATCACCGACATCATCTCTGGGCGTGACTTCCAAGTGTTCAGCACTGGCGGCGAGTTCTTCATTCCGCAGGCAGGGTCTGATCCGGTTACCCCGCTGACCTTCACATTTAAGAATGTGAGTCGCAACGGCATCAAGCCTGGCACCCGAGTGCAGTCGGTGGACTCTGGCTCGATCTACATCCAGAGGCAGGGCAAGTCGCTCAACGAGTTCATCTTTAACGACACTCAGTTGACCTACATCACCCAGCGCATCTCGCTGCTGTCTGGGCACTTGCTCAAGGGGCCGCAGAGGGTCGCCCTGCGCAAAGCGTCAAGCACAGAAGAGGCTGATCTGCTGCTGATGACAAACACCGATGACGGCAGCATGGCAGTGTTCAGCATCATGCGCAGCCAACAGGTGACTAGCCCGTCAGAGTTCCTGACAGATGGCCTATTCATTGATGTAGGGGTAGATGTAAATGTCATCTATGCGGTAACCCAGCGTGTGTTCAATAGCGTAACTAGATTTTTTATTGAGCAGTTTGACTACGCATATTTCACCGACTGCGCGTTTGTTGGTGGTGCCGCAGGAAGTGCCAGCAGTTTGCCCCATTTGGGCAAGTCGCTAAATGTGATTACTGATGGCTCTCCTCAAGGCAATGAGATTGTGAGCGGTGGTGGCAGTATTACCTTTGACAGAGCAAGCACGACAAGCTACGAGGTTGGCCTGCCGATAACTGTCTACATCAGAACCATGCCTGCCGAGGTCAAGCTACAAACCGGCAGTCGGGTGTCGTTCAAAAAACGCATTGTTGAGATCAGCGCCGTGGTCAACGAGACCCAGAACATGATCATCAACAACCAGCCGGTGGCCTTCCGACTCTTTGACAACCCACTGCTGGACGACCCAATCCCAGAGTACACCGGGATCAAGCGCGTCAATGGGGTGCTTGGCTACAGCCGAGAGCAGTTTATTGAGGTGTCTCAAGACTTGCCGGTGAAGATGAATTTGCTGGGCCTCGACTATCGCGTGGCTGTTTTCTCAGGGACATGACATGGCAATAACACCTGGACAAATGTCAGGAATCGCAGGAGCTATTGGAGCTTATGGCGCAGCCGAGGCTCAAAAAGCTGCGGCAATAAACCAGCAGACAAGCTACCTTCTACAGGCACGCGACACTCTGATGGTGGCCGAGGTGCGTGCCGACATGAGCGAGCAGTACGCCACTATCCAAGCTGGCCGCACGGTCAAGAAGGCTGAGATTGAGGCGCAGAACTACCAGATCGCTGGCAACACCCTGCTCAAGAACATGCGTGCCACCAACGCCTCTATGCGAGCTCGGGCTGCAGCCAGTGGCGTGGTGCTGGGTGAAGGCTCTGTGGCTGCTGTGCAGCGCGAGAATGTGGCCGCAACAATGCGCGATGTTGGGATCTCCGACCTCAACGCATTGACCGCGAGGGTGTTGGGCTTTGAGGATGCCAGCGCCATGCTGCAATCCACCGACTACCAGAACATGCTAAACCTGTACAGCGCACGCAGCCAGGCTGGCCAGCTCAATTTTGCTGGTTCTACTGCTCGCAAAACGGGCGGCATGTTGGCCAATGCAACCTTGGTCAAGGCTGGCACTGATTACTTGAAAGTGACATAAGCATGGCCACCCAACGAATCGAATCAGGTCAGATGCAAATTCGCTCGGTCGGCAGCGTGCCTATGGTGCAGGCCCAGCAGCAGTCGGTGGACTACATTGGCCCACGGGTGGCGGCTCAAGGCGCTGGCCAACTGGCCCAGGTTCTCGACCGCATGAGCGCAAGTGCATTCCAGGTGGCAGGCACCCTGCGCCAGCAAGAAGGCTTGCAATATGTTGCAAGCAACCCGCCATCGGCAGAGCAGCTAGCCTATGCCAAAGGCGAATTTGGTACGACCATGGGTCTTGGTGGGCGAGGCCCGACATCATCTATTGCAAGCACTGGGTCGCTCAACATTTTTGACCAGGCCGTGGCCAAGGCTCGCAGCCTAGAGCTGTCTGGCCACTTTGAAATGGAAGGCCGCAACGAGCTGGTCAAAATGCTTTCTGGCATTGAAGACGGCAGTGTTACATCCGAGCAAGTCAGTGCCAAGGTTAAGACCATGTCGGATGGATACTCTAAATCACTGTCTAGCATTGACCCAGAAGCCTCAATCAAGTTCCGCGCAACCATGGCCACGCACGGAAATACTGTGCTCAATGCCGCCTACAAGGCCGAGCTTGAAAGAGCAAAGAACCAGCGCATTGCCAAATTTGATGCTGGCTTTGATGACAGTTTGAGGCTGCTGGAGGCGACTGTGTCCCAGGGCAGCTTTACAGATTCCACCGGCCAGGTGCGTTCTATTGACGAGCTCGCAGATGTGTTCCGCAAAAATGTGCTGAACCAATCCCTGCTGTTTGGTGATAAAGGCTTGCAGACCGGATACAGCACCAAGTTTGAGGTGGCACTGCGCACAGCAAAGGTCAACGCTGTGACCAAGGCGCTGATGTCTGATGTCAACATGGCTGACCCAGACAAGACGCTGGCCAAGTTAAAGGCTGGCGACCTGGGCAACATGAGCCCGGTGCTGCAATCCATGATTACCAATGACTTTGAGTCGGTGGCCAAAGTGACTGCCAACTTTATGGTGGCCGTCAATAACCGCAAGTCGATCAAGGATGCCAAGATCGCAGATGATGATCGAGTCGCCAAGGGCCAGGCCATTAATCTGTTGGAGAAAATCTTTCCGCTGGCTGAAGGCAGTCCAAAGAGAAAGCAGCTTATTGCGGAACTGACTGCTCTACCAGAAGGCTCGGTGCCAATCGGCACGCTTAAAGAATTGCTGGCACCAAGCGGTGAGGGCAACCCAGCCGTCAACTTTAACCTGTTGTCTGGCATTTACAACAACACCATCACTGACCCTGCACAGATCTGGTCGCTGGTTGGCAAGGGCATCACCGGCAAAGATGCGGTGGCCGCACTCAAGCTCTTACAAAGTGAAGATAGACGCGAAAGCTCTGAGCTTGAGCGCGGGATCTCCCAGCTCTCTGGCATCCCTGTGATTCCCGGCAGCGTAGTGGTGATCGACCCCAAGGGCACAGAGTTCAAACGCCGCAACGAGCTCAAGGCCGAAGCGCTCAATATCCAATCTGTTGCTGCCGCTGAAGGCAAGTACCTGTCACCGCGCCAGATCTTGACTCAGCTTGAAGACAACCTTGTCAAGCGGCGCGGAAGTGAAGATGCCAAGGCCGCACAAAGGTCTCTGGATAATTTTGCCAAAGGCCCAGACGGCAAGTACAAGTCAGGCCGTGATTGGATTACAGGGCCGGTAACGGAACAAAATCTGCCTGCCCTGCGTCAAAAGGCTGGCAATGATCCCGCCAAGATGCGACAAATTAATGAGCTTGAGAAGCTGCTCAAAAGAGCTCAAGGAAACTAAGCATGGCCTACAGCCCCATTGAGAACAAGTACCTGTCAGCATTGACCGCCATGCAATTCCCGGATGAGCCGGTTGAGGTGGCCATGCCAGAGCAAACAGCCCCAGGCACCCAGCCTGGTGATGTGCTGCTTGCTGCTGGGCCAGGTGCCCAGCCCCAGGCTGAGATGAAGCCCTTTGATCCAACCATAAGGCAGCGCCTGTCAGACTTCTTGCAGGCCGGTTTTGAGGGTATGGGCGTAGACCGCTACAAGGCCCGTCAGAACGCGCAGTCGATCATTGGTGGCCCCAGCAGCAACTTGCCCTTGAGCATGGGCCTAGCCGATGTTGTGCCTTTTTTGGGCACCGCCATGCAGACCGAAGAGGCTGGCATTATGGGCGGCGAGGCTATTGAGTCTGCCAAGCGCGGGGACTACGGCACCGCTGCGTTGCAAACTGGTGCTGCTGTGCTTGGCATGGTGCCTGGGGCTGTTGGAACCGCAAAGGCAATAAAGGGCATGTCAAAAAACATGCCTGTTGGATTAAGCATTCAAGCTGTTGATGGCATCCCTACTGGCCAAGCATCCGCTCCTGCGCAGTTAAGTCGCCAAGAAAAAGCAGTAATAAGCGCTGGTGCTGGCCGCAAAAAACAAGTGCGTGATGAGGCCACCACCCTTGCAACAGACATGAAAGCCAACTATGCAGAAGCAGATGGTTGGGCACCAATTGAGATCAACAAGGTTGAGCAAAAACTTGACAAGGCAGGCAAGTTTGTAAAAGTTGAAATTGAGCCTAAGGCTATAGCGTATGACTTTCATACGCCGCCAGCAGATGTGCCAGTTGAGGCATGGCAGGCCACAATGTCATCGCGTGTTTTGGATGAGGTACAAATCATTGTTGACAGAGCTGCTGCCGGTGATAAAGCCGCTCTAGATATCTTGGCAGAAGCTAGCTGGTATCGAACCATGCGCGACAGACTGCGCACAGAGTTTGGTGGCATTGGTGATGTGTTTGCGGATGTCCTTGGCACAACCTCTGCGCAAACAGATGTGCGTCAAAACTTCAAGAACGCAGTGACGGTTCTTACAAAGTTCAGCCGAGGTGATTACGACAAAACGCTGGCAGCTTATGAGGCCAGGGTTGCTAAGGGTCAGCCTGTAGATGCATAGACTTTAACGGCATTGGACAAGGCTGGAGAGTTTGATCTGATTAAGAGTGATGCAGGCATGCTGTTTAATACAAACAGCCCAGCAACCATGGGAGCATTGCTGGATATGTTTCGTGCCATCAAGTCGGGTGATTCGCCAAAGACTCCAAACTTTACAGGCAATTTAATTGGCCTGACCAATGAGGCAACCATCGATGTATGGGCTGCGAGGATGCTGCGCCGATTGGCCGATTTGCCACGAATCCCACCACCGGCAGAGCAGGGTGTTGCAGGCTCGCACTTGAAAGGATCTACCCTCTTTAATCCAAAAGTCGGCAGCGAATTTGGGTTTGGCCAGGATGTGTTCAGAGAAGCGGCTGACGAAATCAATAAGAGCGGCATCATCAAAAACATTGCCCCAGACATTGGCGATCTTGGCCCGGATGATTTGCAGGCCGTTGCATGGTTCATTGAAAAAGAAAAGTGGACAAACAGCGGCTGGACAACAAAAGCTGGTGAAGGCGGCTCGCTTGATTACGAGATGTCCTTGGCGGGTGCGGCTGATCCAGGTCGAATTGGCGAGCTGAGAAAAGGGATCAACAAATCATTTCAAGCCCCAGCCCGGCGCAAGGGCGAATTGGAAATGGGCGAGCAAGCCTACCAATACCGGATCAACCCATTGCGCGAGCAAGACTTGGCAAACAAAGAAGCCATGCGGCAGGAGCTTTTGCAGTCCAAGGCCAGCGTTGATCGGTACACGCTTGGCGTTTCTGGCGAGCGCCCAGACAAGCCAATGAGCAACTATGGCCAGGCCGAGCTGGCTGCTGAGTTTGATGATGTTGTTCGCAATGACCCAAGTGTCGTTACCTATAACTTGGCAAACACCTACGGTTCTTTTATGGCGCAGACTGAACGCGCCTTAAACGCAGAGTTCATCACCAAGCAGAACTTTAATTCAGCGCCGCTAGAGCGCCGCCTAATTGAACAGGGTAAGCAGTACGACCAAGATGCCGTATTCATGTCAAAAGTCCTTAAAGATGGATCTGCACCCAACGCTCGGCCAGGCGTAGAGATTTACTTCAAAGAAAAAGTTACACCCAAACAGATGGAGAGGGTTACCGAAAAGCTCCGAGAATATGGTGTTGATGGATTTACCTATGTGACAGACATGAGGTTTGGTGACAAGGTCAATGTGCAGGCGCGTTCTGGCGCACCTGACACGGCAGGCTTAAATGGTGTGCGATTCCAATACATCCCCGAGTTTGATGATGGCGTTACATCCATCAATCGCGCCGAAAAGATAGCAGAAAAGCAACGCTTGTTTGATAGGGTGGTTGAGGATATGATTGGTGAAGGCAATGTGTCTGATGCCCGTACCGTTTTCTATGACACAAAAGTCTATTTTAGGAGTGATTACGATGCTTACCTTGGAAGAACTACTCAAGGAGCGAGTGCAACGCCTGGGTCAAGATCATCCAGCGGTGCAGATGCTCCGCAACCAGATAACAGCGGAGAAGTCGGGAAAGACTTTTCAAGAGCTGTATCTGACCGGCTCCGTAAAAAAGCAGCCAGCAGCAAACCCTCAGCAGTAAACAGGGGCGGCACCGCTCCACAGTCTGGAGCTAAGTGATGGCCATTGAACAAAAGTCCCTTGATCAGCGGCTTGGCCAGATCCTGCCCAGTGCTGCGCCCAGCACGCCTGCCGAGGACATCCCTTTAGAGCCCATGCCTGGGGCCGTTCAAGCTGACACGGAAATGCCAGCAGACATCCCTGAGATTGGCACCCCTTCCATGGATGAGGGTGTTCAAGTCGCAGGCCCGGTGGACGCTGCTCTGCGTGCACTCATTACCCGGCAGGCTACCAAGGCCGAGCGCAACCTGGTGCCCGAGGCTGCGCGTGCTTTGCCCGGCGAGCTGCCAGATGCAGCCAAGGCTGGCCGCTTTAAGCTGATCCCCGAGGCTGACCAAACCCTGACTGATGAGGTTGGCCGTGCGGTCAGTCGCAGGCAGACCTTTGGCATCACCGAGGGTAAACCCGGAGGCACGCCTGATGAGCCGTTTAACCTGTCCCGCTACCAGACCGAGGATGCCGCTGCCATTGTGGGTGGCGTGGCCGATGCGCTGAACATTCGCACCAAGGCGGTCACCTTCCAAGAGATCAAGGACAAGGCTGCTGAGTCGGGCATTGGCGAGGCCTTCCTGTCGCGCCTGATTGGCACTGACGGCAAGATGATGGCCAACGCTGTCGAGACCTACAAAGCGCTGGAGGTGCTGGAGTCCAGCGCCAACGAACTCGACAAGTTGTTCAAGATGGTCAACAGCGGCAGCGCCACCGATGTGGACAAGCTCAAGCTGCGCCAGCAGATTGCCTTTCACGGCCTGATCCAGCGCGGTGTCAAGGGCATCCAGACCGAGACCGCCCGGTCGCTGGCTGTGTTCCGTATCCCCCGCGATGGCAACGCTGCTATCGTGCGCCAGGTGATTGATGAGTACGGTGGTGACGCTGCCCTGTCTGACTTGGCCAAGTCCTACCTGACGCTGGAGTCGCGTGCCGCCCAGAATGCCCTGGTTGAGAAGTCGATGATGTCGAGCGTGAAGGATGTCTGGTTCACCACCTTCATCAACGGCCTGCTGTCCAGCCCCGTGTCGCACGCCAAGAACATTGTGTCCAACACCACCTTTGGCCTGTACCAGATCCCAGAGCGGCTTATGGCGGCTTTCTACAGCAATGTGCTGCCGCCAGGCGTGCGCTCATTTAAGGCGCTGGTGCCCGGCAGTGATGCCGAAAAGATTGGCTACGATGAAGCGCTGACCATGATTCAGTCGCTGCGCAACGGCATGGTCGAGGGCTTTGACCTGGCCACCACTGCCTTCAAGAAG